CAAGAGCAAGGCCTATGGTATGGAATACCCTGTGGGCACTTGGATGGTAAGCATGAAGGTTAATAACGAGGATGTTTGGAACGAGTATGTCAAAACAGGTAAAGTCAAAGGGTTTAGCATTGAAGGGTGGTTTATGCAGCGTGAAGCACTCAATAGCGAAAGCATTGAACTTAGCGCTATTGAGCAAGCCGAAGGCGAACACCTGCTGGCACTTTATTTACTGGGACTCGTAAAGGCCAATATTAAAAACGACAGCCGCTACAAAAGCGGCAAGAAACTTGAATTGGAATCATACAGGGACTACCCTGATTCAGTGTCTAACAATGCAAAGAAGGGCATTGCACTTAACGAAAAGAACGGCAACAAGTGTGCTACACAAGTGGGCAAAGTCCGTGCACAGCAGTTAGCACAAAAGCAACCCTTATCAGTAGACACCATAAAAAGGATGCACAGCTACTTAAGCAGGGCACAGGAATATTATGATGATGGCGATACTACATCATGTGGTTATATTAGCTACATGCTATGGGGTGGCCTTAGCGGTAAACGCTGGGCCGCAAGCAAGCTAAAAGAATTAGGCGAGTTGTGAAAATAGACCAAATGTTAATAAAATGATTGTTTAATTAGAAAAGTTCAAGAAAATGAATTTACAAGAAGTGTTCAAGAAAATTGAAATGGCCTTAACGCCTAACCAAGATGCAGCCCCTGAGGTGCAGGAAGAAGTTAAGGTAGAAATGGCTAACATGAAGTTAGCTGATGGTACAATGCTAGAAGCTGCGGCTTTTGAAGCTGGCGAAAATGTTTTCCTAGTTGGTGAAGACGAAGAAAAAATTGCAGCACCAGTAGGCGAGCATACTTTGGAAGATGGCCGTATTATGGTTATTGAAGAAGAAGGTGTTATTGCAGCTATTAACGAAGCTGCCGAAGCAGTTGAAGAAGCTGTTGAAGAAGTAACCGAAATGCCAGAAGAAGAAGAAATGGCCTATGTAACTAAAGAGGAGTTTGGTGCAGCCATTGACGAACTTAAGGAAATGATTGCTGGTATGGTGCCACAGGAAGAAATGGCAGCAGAAGCACCAGTTGAAATGGCCACTGAGGAAGCACCTGTAGAGGTAGAAATGAGTGCTGATGAAGCACCAGCCGCTAAAAAGGTAACTGCAGCGCCAGTAGACAAAAAGCCAGAGATGCACAAGTTTGCTACTAAAGGTAGACAAGATGCTTTGGCCCGTGTAATGAGTAAATTATCATAAATTAAATAAACGAAGAAAAAATGGCTACAACCACTTCAATCACTACCACTTATGCTGGTGAATTCGCAGGGAAATATATTTCTGCTGCATTGTTGAGTGCCGACACTATTGAAGGTGGCGGTATTACTATCAAACCAAATGTTAAGTACAAAGAGGTTATTAAAACCCTTTCAACTGATGCTATTGTAAAGGATGCAACTTGCGACTTTAGCGATACATCAACTTTAACATTGGCTGAAAAAATCTTACAGCCTGAGGAGTTTCAAGTCAATCTTGAATTGTGTAAAAAAGACTTCCACAACGACTGGGAAGCAATTTCAATGGGCTACAGCGCCTTTGATGAGTTGCCTTCAAACTTTGCTGACTACCTAATCGGCCATGTTGCTGCTAAGGTTGCACAAAAGACTGAGCAAACTATTTGGACAGGTGCTACTGCTAACGCAGGTGAGTTCAACGGGTTTGGCGCTTTGTTAGCTGCTGATGCAGCTGTAGTTGATGTAACTGGTACTTCAGTTACTGCTGCTAATGTTATTACTGAAATGGGTAAAGTAGTAGATGCTATCCCTACTTCAGTATATGGTAAAGATGACTTGTACATCTATGTATCTTCTAATGTTGCCCGTGCTTATGTTCGTGCACTAGGTGGGTTTGGTGCTTCAGGTTTGGGTGCTAATGGTGTACAAAACAACGGAACAACTTGGTTTAACGGCCAAGACTTAGCCTTTGATGGTGTTAAGTTGTTTGTTGCTTCAGGTATGGCGAATAACACTATGGTAGCTGCTCAAAAATCTAACTTGTTCTTTGGAACTGGTTTGTTGAGCGACCATAACGAAGTTAAGTTGCTGGATATGAGCGATTTAGACGGAAGCATGAATGTCCGTGTCGTTATGCGTTACACTGCAGGTGTGCAGATTGGTATCGGTGCTGACATCGTTTACTACGCTTAATAAGCTGATTGATTAACCAATGAAGGGGCAGGTGGGCTAAAGCCTGTCTGCCCTTTTTATTTTAAATAGACAACGATATGGCATGTGCATTAACAAAAGGGAGAACAGAACCCTGTAAAGATGTTGTCGGTGGGATTACAGCTGTGTATTTCGCTGACTTTGGTACCTTAGGTGCTATAACCTATGATGGTACAGATACTGATGTGATTGATTCATTTGGTGGTACCCCTACATGGTTTAAGTTTGAAGTTAAGGGTAATTCTAGCTTTGAGCAAGCAATCAACAGCAGCCGTGAAAACGGCACTACATTTGTGGAGCAAACACTAAACCTTAACTTTAAGAAGCTATCAAAGCAGACTAACAATGAAGTTAAGTTATTGGCTTATGCCCGCCCGCATGTAGTGGTTGAGGACAACAATGGTAACAAATTTATGGTAGGCCTTGAATATGGTGCTGAAGTAACTGGTGGTACTATTGCAACGGGTGCAGCTATGGGTGATATGAGTGGCTACACACTTACCTTTAGTGCTACTGAAAAAATACCAGCTAATTTTGTAGATGCTACTATTACAGCAGATGCAGCAGTAATTACTGATATTTAATAGCTAAAAGGCTAGTTACAAAAAAAGCCCTTCCATTACGGAGGGGCTTTCTTTTTGGTAGGAATTGCACCTACCTGAGTTATGAACCGATGCAAATATAACCATTGTATCACTTTTGGGTTTTATAATTAGATGATTATTGTAGAAGAAAATACAACCGCAACTATTAAAGTCTATTTAAGGGACTTTACTACCGAGTCTTTTGAACTGGAAATAATTTCCGAAGATGAGCGTGTGGCTAAATATGATGCGGCTTTAAGCGGCACATATGATAGTTTCAGGAAAGTTCTTACCTTTACACATGATGTTTCTGCTTTAGCGGCAGAAAGTTTCTATGTGGTTAAAGTTTGGGAAGCCAGTAAGGTTAAGTTATTATCACAGGATAGAATGTATATTATACCAGCGGGGAGCAGTGTAGCAACCTACCAACCTAAGTTAGCTACAACGCAAAAAACGATGGACAACGAGTTTAAGATTTATGGCGAGTAACTTTAAGTTTGTGCAGCTAAGCAGCTACACTACACCAATGATTAGCGAAAACAGCCGTAAGGGCTGGGTTGAATATGGTGATGATAACAATTACTTCCAGTATTTAATTGACCGCTATAATGGTAGCCCTACTAACAATGCTGTTACTTCAGGTATCATTGATATGGTATTTGGTAAGGGTGTTAGTGCAACTGACAGCGCTAAAAACCCACAAGGGTACCTACAGCTTAAGAAGCTAATTAAAGACAGCGAACTTAAAAAAGTAGTTAATGACTACTACATGTTAGGTAATGGTGCTTTTCAAGTTATTTACAACCAAGACAAAAGCAAGATTGTTGAGGTATACCATATGCCTGTAGAAACATTACGGGCTGAAAAGTGTAATGATGAAGGTGAAGTTGAGGCTTATTACTATGCTTATAACTGGGCAGAGGTACGCAGTAAAAAAGGTACAGAACGCATCCCAGCCTTTGGCTTTGGTGCTCAAGGGGATAAAGTTGAAATACTTTACTTTAGACCATATCGCAGCGGCTCTTATTATTATAGCCCTGTGGACTATCAAGGCGCTTTGCCATATGCTGAACTAGAGGGTGAGGTTGCTAACTACCACATTAACAACATTAAAAACGGGTTAGCCCCTTCAATGATTGTTAACTTTAATAATGGTGTGCCACCTGAGGAGGAGCGTGATATTATTGAAAGCCAAATAAAACAAAAGTGGTCGGGTAGCAGCAATGCAGGTAAATTTATTTTAGCCTTTAATGATAGCAGCGATAGTGCAGCTAGCATTGAGCCAGTACAGCTAAGTGATGCACATAACCAGTACGAGTTTTTAAGCCGTGAGTGCCAGCAGAAAGTATTAGTAGGCCACCGCATTACAAGCCCTATGCTATTTGGTGTTAAAGACCAAACAGGTTTGGGTAATAATGCTGATGAAATTAAAACGGCATTCCAGCTGTTTGATAACAGCGTTATACGCCCTAAGCAGGAGCAGGTATTAAATGCTATTGATAAAATATTAGCTTATAATAATATTTCTTTAAACCTGTATATTAAAACACTTACGCCTTTAGAATTTACTGACCTTGACAATGCAAAAGATGCTGAGGTAATAGAGGAAGAAACTGGTGTTAAAATGAGTGCTTGTGAGCACGATATGCCTGCAGGTTATGATGCTATAGCAGATGACCTTATTGCACTAGGCGAAGATGAAGACCTAGAAGCATGGGAACTGGTAGATGAGCGTGATGTTGACTACGACCAAGAGGAAGCGCTAGACAAAATGATGGGCTTTGCTAGTACAGGTACAGCACGCCCAAATGCTAGCAGTGAGCAAGATGGTGAAAATGCTGAAGGCACAAAGTTTTTAGTGCGTTATAAGTATGATGGCAGCAGCAGCCCACAGCGTGAGTTTTGCCAAAAGATGATGACTGCTAACAAGCTATACCGCAAAGAGGATATTATAGCTATGGAAAACCAAGTAGTTAACGAAGGTTTTGGGCCAAACGGCACATCAACCTATTCTATTTGGTTGTATAAAGGTGGTGCAAGGTGTAAGCACAAATGGATTCGCAGGACTTACATGGGCCGTAATGGTGTTAAGCCTGATGTTAAAAGCCCAAATGCTGAAACAATCAGCACAACTAGGGCTAGAACAAAAGGCTTTAGGCCGCCTGCAAATGATGCTAAGGTAGCTGTTACGCCTAGCAACATGAAAAACAAAGGATTTATTAACCCACCTTCACCGAAGGACATACAAGGCGGTATATAATGGCACAAGTATTATTCGTTAGCCCTGCTGATGTAATTAAGCGCACTGGTATCAATGGCAATGTTGATAGAGACCAAATGATACAATTTATTAAAATTGCGCAGGACATACACATACAAGGCATACTAGGCACAAAGCTATTTAACAAAATTGCTGCTGACATTACAGCAGACAGCTTAAGTGGCAATTACCTTACATTGTTTACAAACTACATTCAGGATATGGTGGTACACTATGCAGCTATTGAAATACTGCCTTACATCCACTTTAAAGTAGCGAATGGGGGTATATATACCAAAGGTGCAGAAAACGGCACCAGCGTAAGTAAAGAGGACTTAGATTACCTTGTACAAAAGGAGCGTGATATTGCAGAGCATTATTCTCGTAGATTTGTAGACCATATGGCGTTCTATAATAGTTTGTACCCTGAGTACAACACCAGTAGTAACGATGATATGTACCCCAGTAAGAATCAAAACTTTAATGGATGGGTTTTATAGTAAAGCAGACTTACAAGCCTAAGCAGGAAAATGTCCAGAAGCTAAAGCAGTACCTAATGAAAAAGAATAAGAAACATGGCAAGTGATGAAAGAGGCTACGGCAGTATCTACGGCTCTACTTGGTGGGGAAGCGGAGATGCCTTCACCAATACTATCGGTTGGGGGTCAGCAATGTTCTATATTCTTGACCCTGCACAATTCCAACAGAGAGCATTAGAGGACGGAGCAACAATGGAAGCCTTTGAATGTGTAAGTAAGTCATTGAGACGCTTCCCACAAGCGGACTTGGGCAGACAATTGTTTGACTTGTATGATGCGAGGGTAGAAACTGCAGGAGGTGATACTGAAGCAAGAACCTGTACCATTAACGAACTAAACGATTTATTCTAATGAGTTTATATAAAGATGCAAGTTTGGTAATGATACCAAGTGCCTACAAGGATGGTAAGTTGTATAGTATTAGACCTGTTGCTGAATATGGAGCAGAGTTAGTTACTAATGGTGATTTCTCAAGTGCGAGTGATTGGGCTTTAACACAAGCTACAATATCAAATGGTAAATTACTTTTGTCAACTTCTGATGGAAGTTTTACCGCAGCATCGCAGACTTTAGGAGTTATAGGCAAAACATATAGGGTAAGTTTAGATGTTGCAGATATAGTAGGCATTATTTCTATCACTATTGGAGGCGGTACCGATTTTGATATAACATCTAATGGAACACATAGCTTTGAAATAACATCAACCACAACTACTCTTGAGGTAAAAAGAAAATTTGGCGTTACAAATGTCTCCGCTACAATAGACAATGTATCCGTTAAAGAAGATTTAAGCGGAGACTTTGACTTTTCAAGAAACTCAGCGGCTACAAGGGTAAACGCTCAAGGCTTGGTTGAGAATGTGCAAATCCTTTCGGGTGATTTGGTATCAAATGGTGACTTTTCACAAGAGGGTGCAGAAGAGGTTTCTAATGGTTCTTTTAGTCAAGAGGGAGCGGAGCAAGTTATTAATGGTGACTTTGCTACTGATAGCGATTGGAGCAAATCGGGTTGGGTTATAGAGAGCGGACAAGCCTCAAATTCCGCAAGTGGGGTTGGTAATAATTTGTATCAAGGGAATGTTACGGCAGTAGGTAAGACTTTTAAAGTTGTTATAGATACAACAATAAGTGCTGGTAGCGTTGTAGTTATGTTAGGGGGTGGCTCTGGAGGTTACAATGTAATAGGAGAACCAA